GTATCTTGTTGAAACAAATCAATATCATCTCTATAATAATCATATACAACATTTGAATTCCAATCATCACGTTCAATAACTGGAGATATATCAGCCGCAGTCAACAATTTAACCGCAAATATATTTTTGAATAATTTTTTAATTGACTTTTGGTCTTGTGTTGGTGTGGTTGGATTATTCTCATCATCCCAAGGGTCTACCTTAGATAGAAAACAATATGTCACTGAAACAGGTTTGGTAGTGGCTGATTTGTTCACCAACGTAGGTGAATAATAGGCCTGCTTGACCTGTGCTACCCGTGAACCGTATACTAAAAGATTTTTATTTGCCATAGTGTTTTATTTATTAAGCATGTGTAATGGATACAAAGGTATTTGCCAAAGTGTTATCCATACACATATATCTTACCAAAATTGTTGATGTTCCTGGTATAGTATAAGTTGTTGAATTAACAGTTGAGTTCAATGCAGATAAACCATGTGTAAATGTTTGATTTGTTCCTGCCGCATTAACAACCCATAGAATTGTTTCTTTGCCTGCTAACAAATTAGAAAGAGTTACAACCAAACCGGCTGTTGTATTGGCTTTTGTGACAGCTGTGTTTGCAACATCAATTGTAATTGCTGTTAGATTGCCTGGATATATGGTTGGTGTATATACGAATCCTTTTTGTGGTTCAACCCGACCACTAAAGGTTACAGAATCTGCATTAAATGATGCAACTTTTTGTATTGTGTTTGATCCTGTTGGTGTATTATAAAACTCAATACGTGTTCCTCTGTTAGTATCAGAGAAGTTTTCGGAAGCAATAAAATCTATTTTAGATGGACTTGATGCAGGAAATTGTGTACCAGTATAACCATTACCAACTATACGCATCATTACATCATTGTTTGCTATAGCACCTGGTATATCAGCAGAACCACGACCCATACGACCAACAACAACAGGATATGTGGCTGCACCAAAACTATCAAGTACTAACCTTGTTACAGAATTGGCTTTGCCAGTTATATGTAACATATAATTTGTATTTGATGGTGCAACAGTTGTGTTGTTATTACTTCCTGTTATTTGAACAAACGCTGTATTGGGATTAAAAGTTGAATTGTTAAAGTCAACATATGTTCCTTGTACAATTATGTTTCCTGTTATTCCAAGGTCTTTGGTAATATTTGTTGTGCGGTTGATAACCAAATTGGCAGTAGCAATTGATTGACCAATTATCATATCTTGACTGGTCGCAGAAGAATATATTGCGTTATTTGATATCGTCAAATTACCTAATGTAGCCGTATTGGCAATAACACTGTTGGCATTAATTGAACCAGTATTTGCAATTGCATTATTGGCTTTAAGAAATGCTGCATTAGCTTGTGCAAAAGAAGAATTTGATTGTGCAAAAATAAGATTACTGTATACATATGTTGCACCAGAAGTAAATTGTTTGGTGCCATCTGCGAATGTAATATAAGATTGTGTATTCAAAGACAAACCATTGGCTGTAATTTTAGCAACAACATTATTTGCCATTGTTCCGCCAGCAATAAAAATTATGCCTGCATTTGAAGATGCAGTGCCAAGTATTAAATTGCCAGAATAACTTGTTGTGGTTGGACCAGCAACATACAAATAACCATCATAAGCCTTAAATGCAGAGTAATAAACTAGGTCACTATAGTCTTTACCACTAATACCCATATCAATAAAACTATTAGAATTATTTGAATCGCTGGTTGATGCTACATAATCAGTAGACCCATTTGCTGTAAAGTTTTGAAAGTTAACTTGTGCATATGTAATTGCAGCATTTGAATTTCCAGAAAATTGTGCTATAACACCTGGGTAAATAACTGGATTCGTACCAACATTCAATACCTCATTTGAATATAATCCTTGTGCGAGTGTATGACCAGTAAATTTACCAGTTACACCAGATGGAATATCAACTGCAACAAACAAGGTGTTACTTGTGTTCGCATTGAGTTGTGTTATTAAATTTAACTGTGATATTTTTACTGAGCTCATTTATTTTTTACCCCAAAAGGATTGTGTTTCCGTCTTCCGTTAATAACGTATTTCCTGATTCTGTTGTCAACTCTGGAATATATTGAATACCAGTAGTACCATAAATCTTTACATCAGTTGCAGTGAATGTTCTATTGACTGTCAGATATGAATTTGAACTTGATGAGAAATTTGTAGGTACATATATCTTACCATTAACATAATCAATAGCCAATACCGCCTGACTACTATTATTAGCAATTAAAACTGTATCACCAACACGTACAATATCTTTTAATGGGTATGCTGTATTGCTATACACACCATTGTTTATAATATTATATGAATTTGTTATTGATGTTATATTTATGACGTTAGAACCAGAGTTTGCAGTTATAACAGCAACATTTGGATAAGTTAAGTATACCGAATCATCTAAAGATATGGTGTCAGCGGCCTGTAACATCAAATCTTCGGTGCTGCTGAGTGACATCAAATCTTCCGAACCAGTTTCAGTATTAATATCTTGAACAGAAACTCCAGTTACATCAATAACATCAGAAGTAATTTGATTTCCATTTGTATCAGTTAATGTAACTGTACTAGCAGTTGTAATAAAATTTTGTAAATTTGCACCAAGTAAACTATAAAATTGAACAACATTCGTACTCTTGTTTGTAAAGTCCGTTGTCATTTCAGCAAAAGAACCTGGATAACCAGTGTAGTATGCCAATGTGTGACCTTGTCTTAATCCAGTAACTGATGTTACAGTGAAGTCATTATTTGATTTCAGTGCATATCTACCAAGTAATTTAGTACCTGATGGATGTAAAAGACTCAATAATACTTCTTTGTATTTTGATATTTCTTTATCGGTTGTTATTTGATATGTAAAGTTATTAAATTCTGAACTCTGAAGTACATCATAAGAACTTGGTTGTCCTTGTGTATTCAGATATTGTCCTTGGCTAATAACCAATCCATTTAAGAATGACGCAGTGCCTTTGGCATTTCCGTCACCATATGTAATAACTCCCGTACTATTATAAGTTCTTGTGTATGGATTTCCATTGTTATCAAGAACATCACTATAAGTATAAACAAATTGTGGTAAAGCCGTGTTTACCATATTCATACTGATATTGCCGTCAGTTCTATCTATTTTTAATGATAGTCCACCATATGGTGCTGACGTATAATTAAATACTCTCAAATTATATTTGCTTAATAAAGGATCATTATCAGTAGACAATCTTGTTATAGATTCTACTGTTGCAATGTAACTAGCAACGTTTGTATTTGAACCTTGATATACAAATTCACCTTTTTGCGGCAAACTTAATAAAGATACATTTGATACTGCAATGTCTTGTATCTTTAATGAAACATTAGGCGCAGCAATATAATCTTCGCCTGGTTCAGTGAGAGAAATTGTTGTAATAGAACCAGCCCGTGTAACAACAACAGAGAATGTTGCACCTTCACCTAAAATACCTGGCACATACAAACTTGCATTTGCGGCTGATGGATTGGTAGATGATACAGATAGTGTAGGTAAAGTGGTTGATTTATAACCCATACCACCTAAAGGATATGTGTATGTTGGACTATAAACATAACTCACACCAGTAATTGCACCTGAACCGCTAACAGATGTTACGTTAGCATATGCACCTGAACCTGTACCGCCAGAAAAAACAATCGTATCATTTGCTTGATAACCAGTACCACCATTTGCAATTTGTATTGGTGCCAATATACCAAGTGAACCTAAAAATACTGTGTTTGCATTATCTATTTGATATAACGATGCAGCAGATACCACTGGAGTTTGTGAAATACCACCGCCACCATTATTAACCTGAACGGAAGAAATTGGATATGTTGTAAGTGAGGTGAAAGAAAATGCATTAGATAATGTTGTATTGGCATTTGCAATTGCAATATTAGCAAAAGAAAAATTACTATTTCCAATTGTTATGAATCTTTTAAGTGCAATACTATCAATAGGAATTAATGCAACGTTAGCACCACCAGCAGAATTTAATGTTGCAACGTTTGCAATAGCCCCTGGTGCATTAGTAATTGTTATGATTGTATTTGGATCATATCTGTATCCATAACCACCATCAATCACATTGATACGTTGTATGGAACCTGTTGTGGTGGACGAAACTATACCAGTAGCACCAAGACCTGTATTTGAATTTAGACCACCATAAACCACTACGGGGTCACCTGGTTGGTACAATAACCCTCTGTTATTTGGATCAATTTTAAGTTGACTTAATTGTCCAACAATCTTTGCTCTGAGTGGCTGGCCACCAAATAATACAGTTTGATTATTATTATCAACAACCCGAACAAATTCACCTGATTGAAACAGACGTTCAATGTTTGAGATAAAGACCTCAGTTTTGTTACCAGCCAAAACAGATGTTTCAACTGTTGCAATAGACTTTGTTGTCTCACCAAACAACCTTAGATTGGTAATATTCAGGAAGTTTTCATCAAATGTGGCCAGTTTCAAACTCTTTGCTACATACCATTTACCATCAGATGCCTTTAGAATTGCATCTTTAGTATTGAAGTAATCAAAGTCAGAATTGTACAATATTCTGAAAAGAAATTGATAAGAAGCTGGTGTGCCTTTAGATTGGTATAACTGTCTTGCAAACTTTACTGCTTCTCTTTTGTCTACCATTACCTCACTTGGAAAATAGGGTAGAAAATCATTGGTGTAATAATCTATGAACCCATCTATTGTGGAGTCCACATCCGCATAGTTTGAAAGATTCTTTGATGCGTATGTTACACCTTGGCCGGAAGAATTGGCTGTAGAGATTGCAGAGTTTGATGCATTGGCCAGTTCCATCCACTCATAATAAGCCTTAAGAAATAGGTCAAAATTTTGGTACTCAGGATTATCCCGAACAAATTCAGGCAACTGGTAAGGTACCAGTAAGGAAGTTTTTTTATCTTCTACTATCATGCTGATTTGGCTGTAACATTAACAACAATAGCACCAGCATCATATGGATCTATAGTAATGATTCTATTATAAGATGATGACAAGATAGTTGTTGTTGGATTAACGGAGATTGTTAGTTGTCCTAGTGGATCATCCACTTCAATCGGACCAAAAGAATTTAGTGTTAGAATACCATTGTTATAGTCAATTGTTCCTACCAAAGGATCAAATATTGTTTTTACATTTTGTGTATTATTATAATATGTTCTCAATGTTCCATATTGTCCTGCTAGTATGACCACTGCTGCACCTGAAGTGCCTGTAGTGTCACCTGATGTAGTTGTAATTGTTGCAATTGCACTGGTGTAATTATTACCAGATGTTAATACATCAATACGTTTGATTGTACCATCGGAGTTTAGAACAGCTGAAGCGGTTGCACCTGTACCGTCACCCTGAATAGTAACTGTCGGTGCATATTGATATCCATATCCATGATTCAATACTGTAATAGATTCTACACCACCAGATGATGAAGGAACTTCTTCAACATAAATGCCGTCAATAATGGTTGATAAATTCAATTTGTCTCTAAATTGTACCGCAGGATAACTGTTAACACCACTCAAGAACATACCTTTTTTCAAAGGGGCTCCATAATATAGTTTATAAGTTGTTGGTGTGGTTAAATTTGGATATATTTTCTTTTGTAATTGTACAGAAATTTCATTTGTTATAATAGATTGTTCTGAATTATTAATTGCATTTGTAAAATCTGTTGCAACAAAAGTGGAATTGAATGTGTTTAGAGATGATTGTGCTAAGTTATAGACAGCTGTTTTTACTGTATTTTTAATTTGACCTATAGACAACGATGTTTTCTTTGGATCATATAATACGTTTGCTGTAATCTGGATATAAGTATAGTCTGGATCCACTAAAGTAGGAACAACAGTCATCATAGAAATTGGTTTGATAACATCAATAATCAATCTTTGTTTCTGTGTCTGTGTCAATGAATATGCACCAGATGGTTTCACTGAAGCAAATACTTGGCCATAAACTGGTGGATCATTTTCTTGGCCACCCCAAACATTAACTGCATCAAAAGAATACCCTAGATTGTTCTGTTGTATGGCCGTAATGTAATCTTCTTTTGTGACTGCACGTCCTTGTGATGCATAGTTCTTAGGTGCCTGAAATTTAATGGATGATATACTTTCTTTACCTGAACCCTGAGATGCAGATGAAACGGTAGTGACCATATTATTTGAGTAACCAGATATTTGATCCATCAAAATAAAACTGTTAGCACTGGCAGCCAATGTGCCTGATGTTACAAGGTATGATGTCTTTACTAAGTTACCATTGTTTAATTTTTTACCAAGAATTCCATCACCAAAATATATTTGATAGTAACCGTTCAAACCTTCTTGCAAGAAATACACCATTGAATCACCAGTAAGTGTCAGGTAATCTGATGCTAATGTATAAATGTCATAAGAACTGTTTGAGGATGATTGCTGTACCAATACTTGTAGTGTTGTAGTATCAACATTGGTGTCGTTTATTGTAAAAGTGTACTTAGGATTGGCTGTTGCATCCACCAAATAAGATGAAGATGCCACTGAACCTTGTTTGATTACAGTATTACCAAAGAGTGCTTGATTATTAACAACTGAAACTGTCGTTGCGTCTGTTGTTACAAAATTATAGTTTATACCGTCAATTGATTCGGATAGGAAGTTGGTATACTTTGGTAGAACCAGTGTTGCATCTGTGACCTGATACATTGTCAAGTCCACTACGGCCTGAGGTGCAATAGCAGATTTTGGTACATAACCTAACAGTTTTGAATGTGAAACAACTGAATTTCTGACTAATGCAGTGTCCAAGAACATCTCATTGGCAACCATATTCAAGTAATATGCATTATATTGCGTGTTATATGCCAAAACATCCAAAAGAATGCTTAATGCAGAACCATCATAATTATAATCTTTTAGTACATCTTGAGATTGTAGAAACGTTTTCAGATTGTTTTTAATATTATTAAAATCCAATTCTGTAATCTGAGTATTTGAATTAGCACCGGCCATTTTATCTAGTTCTCTCTAAAAGAAGTGTTATTGTTGTTGGTAGGGTTGCATTTTCCAAGAAAAAACTTAAATAAAGATTGTATGCATTTCTATCTGGTAGTGGCGAAACTACCACCTCTTTTACAATAGCTCTTGGTTCATAATTTTCAATTAACGCTTTTATTTCAAACTTTAATGCATCAGCTGAATGTGGTGACACCAACTCAAACAAAATTGCATTGACATTTGAACCTAAGTCAGGATTCCAAAGTCTTTCGTAGTGGTTGGTCAAAATTAGATTTCTAATTGACCGAATAACCGCTTGTGCATCATAACTAAGGGCAACATCAGCCGACCCAGGTTTTTTGGTGAACATGAAGTCTATGTCTGAGTATAGTTTTGTTAAGGTTGCCATTCTTTATTTATCGTAAAAGTAAAACGCTTTTTTGGACTTTTGAAGCTGTGGGAGAAAATTCTTGGGCCGGAACGCAAAATTTCGAATTTTAGGTATTTGCATTTAACCTTGAAAGTAGTTTAGGTGACCCTATACGTTCTTGTATTAATTGACTTTCTGTTTGACCCATTTTACTAAATTGTGCGGCTGTACTGTAATCATCCATAACAGCCTTGGAATTTTGAAAGAAAGTAGTGTCGCTGGTTCTGGACCTATACATTGTGTTATAAATTGCAGCCATATTCGTATCCAAACTCTGTGCATCAGATAAACTTATGTTAGAACTATAAGTTTGTGAATAAGGAATTAAAATTACTGTTTCTGTTATAGTATTTGCAAGTGTATTCAAAAGTGGTGTAGTATTTGCAATCAATGCATCTAATGTATTTTGTGTATATAAACTTGAAAAAGACCCCATTATAGGTGAATTATTCTGTATTCCATCAGACTGATTGGTAATATAACACATAAGAGTACCATAACCAGTTGCTGTTTGATAATGTGGCAAAGTTACATTTGCATCTGGTGATATCACATTTGATAACCGATTAGTATGATATAAAAAGTTACTACGTTCTGATGTAATTGATAATTGTGTGTTTGAATAACCAATTGATACTGCATTATTCCTTGTATTGGCTAACAAAGTTGTAATAGTTCCAGTACTTCCATTTATGTTTTTATTATTTGATGTTAATCCCAACATCTTATTGGCAATAATTTGTACATCTGCCAATGTGGTTGTCAATGGATTCTGAAAATACCCAGCCGTATTCGCTTCCGCAACATCTTTTGTTTGCCACTCATTTAACCACGTTCCACTAGGAATCATTTCCATTTGTGAATTGACATTTGCACTGTAAGCTTGCACCGATGCATTTGCTATTGGATTTGTTGAATCAAATCCTAATCTTCCGTATATACTAGCCATAATTTAATAATCCTTTTCAATATAATTTAACATCATGGAAATGGTATTTCGTTAGTATTTGGCAATACCGCATCGCCGGCAGATGTAAATATCTTACGCACTCGTCTGATGATACTATTAACCACATCACTACCGATAATTGAACCATTAATTATAGAACTCATTAGTGGAGCACCCATTGATGTTGCAGATTCAATAGGTCCAACAGAAGTGATAAAACCTGGAATTGCAACGCCTGTATTGACACCAATACCTCCACCATTATGAACAACTAATCCAGCTGGTGGGAAACCCGCAGCTGCAGCCGCAGTTGCAACAACACCAGCACCAATACTCATACCCGAACCAGCATCTACCCTAGATGCTGCTGTAAGTTTATCACAAGTAACTTCACCTGCCACAGCCAAGTCAGCGGAAAATATAACTGAATCTGGTGTATTAACCTCTAATGTTCCTGCTAATGTTGAACCTGCACTTATTACCATATCACCAAAAGATGTTATAGTGGATGTTTTATTGACAGTCTGTGAATAATGACCTTTTATGTGTTGTTCAAAGTTACCTTCAATTTCTTCAATTCTATCACCTTTGATATTCATGTAAACATCACCATAAACGGTAATATTCAATTTCTTTGCAAGGTTACCATCATCAACACCAATGGAGATATTGTGGTCACCAGCAATAATTGTGTATCCGTCACGAACAATTTTATGCACCTCATCGCCATTAGGATGCATTTCCACGAAAGTTCCTAGTCTGTGTTGTAGACGAACTCTTTCTCTTTCCGGTGTGTCATCCATCTCAAATAGGTGACCACCTTTAGTTTCTGTGACATTGTTAAAAGGATATACTGGAGGAGTATCTACACTTGCCGCAGAATCTGGTTCGGTCCATGCGGTTATAAAATCTGGTTTATCTACATTAGGACCCTCTATGATAACCTTGGTCATAGCTTCGGCTTCTGATGGAGAATAACCACTATTGATTAATTCTTTATATGTGTTTGTATCCTGTAATGCCATTATATTCCTTTAGGGTCTACCCATATTTGCCATTTTTGAACCAGTTGTATTTGCTTTCAAATCATCGGTTGATGGTGTGTTATCTGTTATATATTGTTGTACCACATCAGAATGTGTTTCTGCTGGTTGATTAAATGCCAGAGTAACCGCATCTGGAATACCATTGTTTATTTGTGTAGATGTTACTGTATCTAAAGTCAATTGAGCAGCTGCTGAAAATTCACTAGCAATATTTGTAATTTGTGTTTGAGTTAGACTTGCAATCTGTTCTGGTATAGATTTTATTTGTGTTGCAACTTGTGTTATTGAATTGCCAAATTGTGTCAAACAATCTTTTAACATCTGTTGCAATTTGGCAGGTAATGTTTTAACCCAATTAATTAATTGAACGATTTGTTGTGCTAAAAATACCCATTCTAAGACAGCTTCTACGACCATAGCAATCTTTTTTGTTATGGCATTAATTTGTCTGACAATCTTTTTCAATAAACTGAAATTAAATGAAATGATTCCTGTTGCATCAAACCCCAAAGCAAGAATAACACCATCCAATACTGTTCTTAATCCAGTAATAATCATCTGTATCATCGACCTTAGTCTATTTGCAGCTTTTAATTTTGCATTTTTGATTGCATCTCTAATGGCGGCCACAGGACTCACAAGACCAAGTTCACCTATAATTGACGTTAAATCTGGAAATATAAACTTAAAATCACAAACGTGAGCTGTTTGACCATTCAAAAAGTCTACAATTGAACCTTTAACATAACCTCTGGCCATTTGAGGTGTGGTCTGTACACCTGCCGTGTTTAATAATTTTGAAAATATTGAATTTGGTGGAGAATTTTCAACAATCTTGAAATTGATTGTACCAATTTCACCTAAATTTACTAATGTATTTGGTGTATCTGATGTTTGTCCTGCCATTTTACTTCCTCATCCTAATGTTGCTGGTGGTTGTGCAAAAGCTGGCATAATTCCCATCATAATTGGAAATTGTGCTGCTTCACCATCCATAAAAAATCCCATAACCCAGTCGCCTAATTCTGGTGGTGAAAATTTATTACGTTGCCCTAATGGTAACAGGGGTAATGCCCATGGTAAATCATCAACCGATATTGACATTTTTGCTGGATCGGTACCACTTGTGTCATCTGTATGCCAGCCAAATATACGTACTTTGCAACGACCAAGACCCAATGGATCCATTCTATTTTCTATTACTCCGACCCACCAAATGAATCCGTCTAAACCTAAAAAATTTTGCATTATAATACTCTAAAAAGTTTATTGTGGTACATTAGGATTACTATCCTTGGCCAATTCCAATACTGTTTGGTACATACCTTGTGATTGTAACATATGCCTTACAGCAGTTACCAGATATTTACCTGAATAGTTTTTATCTAATCCTTTGGCAGCTGACAGCGATGGAAAATTAAATTGAACTACATTACCAGCAGTAATGAATGGGTCACCAGGTATTTTAATTTTGACTACTGTATAGTTTGCCAAAGAAATCTGTGCAGTTCTATTAGGCACAAATGTTTCCAAGAAAATGTCTTGTGCAACAGACCCTTGGGTTATATATGAGTTTTTCATTTGATTGGAGTTACCAATACCCATTTTTATAACACTATTTGGAGATTGTGTTAAATTACTTTTATCAGTGAATGTATCATTAGGATTCAAAGTCTTTTTATAATCTGTGGAATAATTAAAGGTGGTTGTACAAGCTGTTCTTGTTATTGGATCTAAAGATAACAATTTATTTGCATATGCACCAGAACTAATTTCATTCAAAGTATCAAATGTTTTTACAAATTCATAATCCAATATTGATATTGCATCTTCTGAAGGTGTTTCTGGAGTAATGTTTTGTTGTTGGTATTTGTATGTTCTTTTTACACCACTAGAAGCTAGTGTAGACAAAGATGCAAAATTGTAACCGGCTTGTGTTTCAAAAAACAACATATCAGCCAATTTCATATTACTATTGCCTGCTGGTCTGGCATAATTTGACAACCAACTTATGGCTTCTAATGGTTTCACAGATGGAATACTAAAATCATAAACACCAGTTGTTGACTGTATGTATAGTGGCCTATATGCCGGCACTTTCAAATAATTGGTTAAAACATCACGTATAATAGTAGATATTTCTTTACCTTTATATGCCTTGGTAACTTTTATTTGTTCTGATAATATCAATTCTTCTGAACAGAAATGTAATTTTATATACTCAGTTGAAAGGTTACCAACTGGATTTCTTTTTGGAATAGAATATAATCTAAAATAGAGTGGATCGCCACCATCGTTACTTGTTTTACCAAAATT